CGATGCCGTACCGCTGATTTCAGCGTTTAACATTATTTGCATCGGTTTGTAAACTGCTTCGTTAGCCGTTGCTATTGCTTGTAAGGCCGCGCATTGTGCCGCTGCGAAAACTACGTTCTTTTCAAAAACTGCCATCTGTTTAATAGCACCCGATGCAAAATTTTGCATCAATGTTAACGCTGCAAATGTGTATGTGGTTACTTCTTCTTCGTATAGACCAACGTACAATTCGCCTTTAGGTTGTATTCTGAAATATTCAGCAATATGGTAGTATAATGTATCAATCCAACTTGCAACACCTAATACTGTTGAACCTGCGCCTGTTGGTTGTGTCCATACAGTTGTAACACCACCACCTGTTACTGTTGATGCGTAAGGTGTGCCAGTGTTTGGAAATATACCCTCGCCTGCTTTGGTTGTGATTAATAAATCTGTGGTTGAACCCGATGCAACAAAACCATGTGTTTGCGTTCCCGCGTTGATTGCCGCTCTTAGTCCTGTTGCAGCGGTTGTTGCACTTACAGCATCGGCAGTGGTTAAAGTATAAGTTGCTAATACAGTTTCAACACCTAAGATGCCAGTGTAAGTAATTGCAACGGTATTACCTGCGGCAGGTGTCCCACCGATAACCGCCTTTGCAACGGCTGCGGTTTCTCCTAAATGCGTGTCTGTAATTCCTAATGCAACGGCATCGGCAACGGAGAATATTTTTTTTATTCTATCGTTAATAGTGAAACCCGTTGGTAATGTGCCACCACTCGGATAGTAATGTGCGTAACCCGATACGTAATCCGTGCCGGGTAATGCTCTACCTAAACCGCTGGTGCTTTTGACAAAGTTAATATTTGGTAATGCCATTTATTTTTTAGTATTAAAAAAGCCCTACCCATTTGGTGAGCAGGGCTTCTTAGTTAAACATTTATTTAAATTAAGATACCCAGTCTTGAACCAAAGTAGCAACACCTTTCATGTCAGCACGGCCAATTGCAGAACCTAACATTACTTCCATGTTAAAGATTGAACCTAAATACTCAGGCAATCCGTTACCATTTGACCCACTATTGTATAACGGTGTCATTGAACCTAATGCACGTCTTACAGTCGATGTGTGGAATGCGATACAAGCAAGGTTGTCAGTAGTTGCAGTTGCAGCACCGAATGCCTTAGGAGATGTTGCAGTGTCAGCAAAAACAGATACTACTGGTCTAATCATAATGTCAAACCCAAATAATTGAGCAACAGTTCCTGTTTGCAATACGTTTCCTTGATTTTGGAAGCCATTGTATGATGCACGTAATACATCGCTGATTTCCATTAATTGCCAAAACATACCTGTTGACATTAATAATTTTCTTCCACCACGCGGAACATTGTCTAAATCTAATTTTTGAGCTAAATAAGCAATGTCAGCAAGTGTTACTGCTTTACGCGTGCCTGTTGCACCTGGTGCTAATGCAGAACCCGAAGCAGTACCTGATGTGTCACGTAAATTTGCGGCACCTGTTGCAGTCCAAGAGATAGCAACCTCATCACCAATACGCTGAGTAAGTGTAGTGATTTGTTGACCTAATACGCTTTGACGCTTGTCATAACTGATTTGCAATTCATCCAAGTTGGTAATCAAAGTCGGCTCTAAAGCGAATTGATTCATCGCATAAGTGCGGTCTGTGTCTGTTCTTTCGCTAATTGTTAGCGGGAAAGTTGCAGGATTTTTAATAACTGTTGGATTACCACCTGACTGTGGAATGTGTACTGTGCCGAAAGCGATATACGCTGAATCGTCAATTGAGAAAGGTAAAAAGTCCGCATTTCTATTTAACGCTTCTTGAACATCCGCTACCCAAATTTCTTTTATAAGTGCCATTTTGTTTTTATTGTTTTAGTGTGAATAATTAATCTATTTGAATTTTTGCTCCACTTGGTAAAAATACAGTTCCATCATACCAAAATGATTGACACCATGTTTTGCCAGCAACACCTGTAACTGTTGGGGCATCAATGCCTGTACCGAATGTAAATGTTTCAGTTCCTGTGGTCTTTACTTTTAAATGCAGTTGTGCGCCTGCTTTTAATTCGCTTGAAAGCGTTAAGTCAAGTGTTGCGTTA